CAGATGTACTATCAGTTCTTAACTGAAGAACAAATTGTTCAGATCCTTCAGTCGTAAGATCATTTTTTATAGTTACCTGTACAGTTCCAGTATCACTACTAATAGTTACAGTTCCACTCGTATTGGTGGTGAAATCATTTGATGTAACTGTACCAGAAACACCGCCTAGAGTCCAATATAAAGTTGTCGAATCAGCAACATTAACTGTATTTACCGTAAATGTAACAACACTCCCTTCATTTGCCGATGTAACTGATTGGGTAACTGTATAACTAGGACCGCTAGATCCACTTAAAAGTGCTCCGCCTAGACCCCATACAATATATTTTTTAGTACCAATTGTAAAATATTGACCCAATCCATAAGTGTTGGAATCTACTTCTACGCCATTGGATTTGATTTTTACCGCTTTAGTGGAAGACCCATTAGTTAAATTAACTACGTCATTTTCCAATCCAGGAAGATAAATTATATCTGTAGAATTGGTAATATTAACAGTGTCTCCATAATCAAAAAGAATCATGTTTAACAACGTACCTGATGTTAAACTATTATGATACGCATTAAGTAACGGAGTTATTTCCTCAAATCTTGCACTTAAAATATTCGAAGAAAAAACGTTTTTGTTTTCTCTCAAATAATTTTTAAATGTTTCTTTGTTTTGTGAAGTTGGTAAAGATAGTAGTGTCATGGTAAGTTAGAAGCGTCTACGTGACTATAGAATCCAGCATTAGTTAGAGCATTATATAAGGATGGGTTTGATGCTTGTAAATTGTGGGGACTAACAACTACCCCAGTATATGTATTTTGTAGAGAAGAAATATTACTGAGACCACCTGTTCCACCAGAATTAACATCTCTTATATATCCTGCATTATTTAAAACATCGTATGTATATGGCACTACAGCACCAGGTAACGTATCAAAGACAGCGTTTATTTCATTGCCAATTTGTGTATTTACATTGTCCCTAACCCAATTACCTACAGCATCATAATTACTATTTGCAAATTCGTAAGTGTCATATACTATTAAATTTCCATTGTTATCAATCGTTGGGTTTGGAGCAGCAGCTGCATTTCCAGGGAAATTACCTTCATTAAAAGTAGTTCTTCCATGAATGTAAAACGCAATTGCTCCAGCACCATTGTTTCCAATCCCCAAATTTACAACTGCATTTTCAATTCCGTTATTTACTATAGCATTATGTAATGCATTACCATCCGCCGCTGCGTTGGAACCTGCAGTATAACCAGCAAGAGATGAACCATCACTTAAATTTTTAGCATATCCTTGCTGCAGTCCATCACGCATAGTCATATTTCTAGGATTTGTTTTTAGTTCACCTGGAATACCATTAAATGAACCATTTTCATCTGGTCCTTGGATATTGTGTCCAACATGATTAGCAACTCCCAAATCTCCAGCCTCAATTCCCATTAATATATTTCCAGCAAATTCAGCTATATCACCTATGGGTTCTCCAATAGTATTATTATATGCAGTACTCAATGCTCCAGAAAAATTATTTACTAGATTTTTTAAAGCACCACCAGCTGTTTCCCACAGAGGTTTTGGGTCTGGATTTGGTTCGGGTGGAGTTGGACCACCGCCTCCGTCACCGCCTCCTCCGTCACCGCCGCCTGATCCACCAGGCATTCCGCCTCCATGACCTGCACCACCACCGTTTCCTGGACCACCAGAACCATTTCCACCACCATAGTTAGGTCCACCATATGATGGAGTTGGAGCTCCTGAAATCCAACCAAAAACTGGTGGTATACCTCCCAATAAAACCCCACCAGCACTAATCAATCCTGAAAACATGTTAGATGGATTATATTTTTTAGCAATATCTACTGCGTCAAAATATGCAACTTCAACATGAATAAAAGGATGACCTTCTGTATTTAAATCTCTTAATCGAATTACTGTTTTAACAACACTCCCCCACCATTCCGCTTTGGATACATATCCAGTATTACCATCATCAAATTCATACCAAGGTTGATCTCGATATGCAAGTTCTCCTAAACTTTCAGATTCAGTACTTATAACAACTCTTCCCGTAATATTTCCACCCAATCTCATTGCAAATGGTCCAAGTATATGACTTGCATCTATTATTCTCTGGGAAAAACTCTGGAATGGACGAATATAATTTCCACCGCCACCATATGTCCAACCGTTTGGATGAATTCCAGAGTTTCCTCCAACTGGAGCATAATTTGGTGCGATGAGATTGATTGGGCCTGAACCCACGTCTAATACTGGTAATACTGCCATGATTTTTATTGCATATTTATTTGAGATGGATCTGTTTCATCTAAGAATTCTAGAGGAACATTTAATCTATTGTTATATTCAACATGGTTTTCTCCCTGTGCATGTAGTAAGTAAAATACTCTGTCTGGATAATTTTGTCTAAATTGAATCCATTTAGCCGACATTCCAGAAACAGATTGAGAAGATGATTCATCAATGATAGCAATACAAAGTCTATTTGTAGTAGTTTGTGCCGGTTGCTGGGCAGCTGGTAACGATACTGTAGCAGTATCAGTTACAGTTCCACCACGTCCAGTAGCAGTAATAGTAAATGTTACTGACGTACCAGCAGACACAGTAGATGAATATGTAGATGTAGTAGTTCCAGATACTGGAACTGTACCGACTCCCCTATCTATTGATACAGAATCAGCATTGTCAGAAGTCCATGTCAATACTGTATTATTATTTGAATCCAATGAAGCACTCAAAGATGCTGTAGGTGATGGATATGTCGGTGTTATTAATGAGGGAGCACCTATATCTTCTATTTCAAATATCGAAAATTTAAATGTTGCATCTACTGCAAAATACTCAGTATCTGTATATGTAGAGTCAAAATTTAAACCAGACAATGATACTGGAAAAAGATCTTTAAAATATATTCTAAATTTTCTATTAAAATTAGAATCTAATATAAAAAGTGATCCATCACTATATTGTTTTTCTTGATAAGAATCGCCATCAGAAAATGTGGTCCAATCTTTTTCGGACTCTGGATGACCTAGATATCTAATCCAATTATGAATAGATTTATAATTTTTTAAATCTTCATCTACCAAAAATCTAATCGTCAAATCATCATAATTTATTTCATCACCTGGTTCAGGTAATGCGTTGAATCTAGTTGGTTGTATTGCAACAGCTAAATTCTGAGAAGGTACATTAGCAGATTGACAGTAAAAAGATACTCCAGGCAATTTTTTTAGACTAAACTGAAATCCAACTCCCGACAGGAATTTAGATGGACAGTTTGAATTGTCAGCAAAATATGCCATAACGTTTTAGAATTATTTATAAAAAAAGAGGGCCCCTTTGGGACCCTCCAGAAACATGTGAAGAATGGATCACATGAGGTTGAGAACGCGAGTTCTTCTGTAGTAGTTGTTCGCGTTTGCAACGAGAGCGTTGCTGGACTGAGTAGTTCCACGGGAGAATGGGTTCGCGACCATGCCGTAGCGAGTCTTGAAGCCAATCTTTGGTTGGAAGGTGTCCTGACCGATGGAGCGGACCATCTGGAGAGGAACGTATGGGCAGTAGAAGAGACCTGCATCATATGCAGAAGTACCCTTATAACCCATGACGTAGAAGTGGTCATCTGCAATGTTAGCAGAATATGGGTCAACATAGACCTTGATACGACCGTTAAGAGTACCAACTAGAGTGGACTCGGTGTCGTCAACGCCGGTTAGACCGTTGTTACCACCAAGAGCAGGAGCGTAGTCAAGAACGCCTGCCATACCTAGAGCACTTGCAACGTCTGCAGAACAGACGATGAAGTTGCCCTTCCCGCGACGAGTCTCTTGACCGATCGCGTTAGCATCTCTTTCAATCTGGTAGATAAGTCCTTTGAACTTCTCTGCCATCCAGCGACCGTTGGAGTCAACGTCAAGGTCGAATGAACCTGCGTTTGCAACGTTGTTCTGAGCACCAGGCTTAGCAGTTACGTAGATGGTACGAACGACTTCGCGGTTGATTTCAGCAAGAACTTCAGCAGAAAGAATGTTAGCAAGTTCTGCTTCAGCATCAAGACCATGGATCGCCTTGAGGTCTTGTGCGAGTTCTAAGGAGTACTCAGCTTTTAGCGCACGACCTTTTGCTTCAACAGCAACTTTCTCGATCGAGAATGACATCTCGCGGAAAGCGGTTGAAGCGGAAGATCCAAGTGCTTCCTGAGTAGCGGTGTTCATACCACCGACTGCAGCGTAGTTACCACCAGCAGCAAGAACTGCAGGGTTGGTTGCGTCTTCGCCAGTTGCAGCAGAGTATGTACCGTCGTCAGCAGAGAATCCAGTTGGAGTCTCGTTATAGAATGCTTCGTTGGTGAATACGTTGGGGTTCGCACCGTTACCATCGCGGTCAGCACCACGGTGGGAGCGCATTGCGAAGATAAGTCCAGTAGGACCAGACATTGGTTGGACACCGCAGATGTCATATGCCATCAACTTAGGCATAGAACGGCGGATGAGGCTGATTAGAACAGGGTCGAAACCAGCAACTGGTGGGTTAGCGCCTGAACCTGAGAAACCACCATTACCAGCAGAGTTGGTTGGAGTTTCAGTGATGAGACCACGCTCTTCACGCATGAAGCGCTCTTGGTTCTCTAGAAGTACAGCGGTGACTGCACGTCTGTGGTTATCTTTGATGTTATCAAGACCAGAGTGCTCGAGTACAGGAGCCCACTTCTCTTGAAGGGATTCTGAATTATACATTTTGGATTTTCTCCTAGTTGTTTGTTATGTTAGGAATCTAAGATTATTTATGGAAAAACTCACTTAGACCACTTGGAAAGTGCAGCGGCATACGCAGCCATAGGACCTTCTTCCGCGATTACTTGAGTTTCTGTGACAAGATCTTCAGATGAAGAAGCTTGTGCTTTAGGGAAATAGTTTTCCTTGATCGTTTCGATCTTTTCACGATAAGATTCTTCACTAACGAACTCAACACCTTCTGCGAGAGAGGCAAGCTTTTCTTTTTGTGTCTGAGCAAGACCTTCGGAAATGTCTGCAATTACTCCATTTTTAATATAAGTTCCGAGTGTCTGATTGAGCCCAACGTTAGTTTCGATTTGCTCGTTGAGTTTCTCTTCCATTTGATCTAGTTTCTCGGACATTTCGCCGAGAACGTCATACTTATCTTCAGGGATATCGACATAATGTGATTCAAAGAGTTCCTTGAGACCAAGGATGAACTCTTCACTCAATTCACTGCGGAGACCGTTGTCAACCGCAATCTGATTTTCCTTGACCCATTGCTCAGCAACGTAGTCAAGATGTGCTTCAACTCTAGTTTCAACAGACTCTTTAACTTCAGCAACTTCTTCCTGAAGTTTTTCTTCAAAAGTCTTTTGAATCTTTTCTACTTCTTCAACAACCTTCGCCTTAACAGCGGCTTCAAAGATTGTTGCAGCTTTGAATTTGAATTCGTCGGAGAACTCTTCTCCTTGTAGAAGTGCTTCAACATCTTGTGAGACATCGATAGAGATCTCTTCTACTTCTTCGGTCTCCTCTTTAACGCCCTTTTGACCAGGTGCGGAACCCTGAAGGGTTGGCATTGGATCAGCAGCGCCACCAGTCTTGTTAACTACGTTAGAAACTTTCGATGCTTTTGCAGAAACTTTCTTACCAGGAGTTTCCTCCGTATCTGGTGATGGTTTTGTGAGTGGACCGCCAAGATCTTCAGCAGAACCAGTCTGACCTGGTACAGTGTTGTCAATCTTTGGCATAGGATCTCCGGCTTTTGCGTTAGCAGTTACCGAAGACTCTTCTAATTCAGTATGTTTATCGGACATGGTTTCTCCTCTGAAGAAAATGGTATTTTCTAATAGTATTTATGAAATTTTTATGTTACGAAGGAAGCTTTCAAAGACTTTTAACTTCCTTTCCGTCAAGTCGTTCATAGAAGAAGACTCGATGTGGCGCTTGGCAGTCTCAAGATCTTGGTTATGCCAGATCCCATTGTTCCAAACCCACTCTGTTCCCTCCATGATACCCTCAACGAAAGCGTCAGGTGCGGAAGGATCTGCTACAATGTCAGCAGCAGTAGAGAGCATAAAATCATCTTTAACGATATTGACATCACCCTTCCTTTCAATGGATCCAAGTCCTCTAGAAGATACGCCAAGTTTTACTCCCTCGTCTAACAAGTTCTTCGCGATTTTACCCATTGGGGTTTCGAGAAGTTTTGCTTTACCGATGAAGTTCTTTCCTTCAGCGCGCAATGATACGATTTTATGTGATACTCGATCTAAATTGATGGTTGGACCATCAGGATGACCAAGTTCACCCAAGGCCCTACCTCTTTGAATGTAGTTTTCATTATACTTTGACACCTCACGGTCTAGAGTATCAAAAGGATACATCCTCCCGTTGCGGTTTCTAATGTCAGATTGAAGGAAAACTCCCTCAATAAAATGACTCTTTTTACCGTTAGCGTCTTCAGTAATAAACTGAACGTCTACAATTTCTTCTGAGATAAGTTTCATTGTTCTGTTGTTTCCTCGGGTTCTTGTGGTACTTCAGGTTCTTCATTATCAACAGATGCCTCTGGAGTTTCATCCGCGAGGTTAGTTTCAGTGTCCTGAGTCTTTTCAGCATCAGGATCAAAGAAGTGTTTCGCAATTTCTACCTTGCGAGCTTGCAATTGCTCAGAACTTTTTCCGTAAAGAGCATCATAAATTTTTTCGTTAGCATTGAAATTATCTTTGCTTAGAATCGCGTCAACAATTTCTTTTGATTGTGCAGTCATAATGTATATTCAACCTACTCTTTTATTTATCAAATATTTCCCTTGTTATAGTCAGAAGGGGAGATGGCAGCAGCAAAAGCACTATCTAAATCTCCTCCTCCACCACCATTTTCCGCACCGCCTTCAGCGGGAGGGAGTTGACCACCCATCTCATCACCCATCATCGCCATTGGATCTTGAATGATTCCTAGTGATTTTTCTCTCTCAATTTGAATATCCATCTCTTCAATCTCTTCATCAGTGAAGTGAAGAACTTGCTTACGAATGTATTCTGCGGAGAAATATTTACCGATATATGGTTCCATCATTCCAACAGAGTTTAATCTTTCTGTTAGAAGTTCGTTATCCTTTAATTCAGTAAAGTGATTGTCAAAGATATAATCATATTGAATATTTTCTTTTAACTCTTCCCAATCCTCAAGAGTCATAATACCCTTAAGAACTAGTTGAGTTTTTAAAAGATCATGAAAGAGTTCGGAGAACTTCTTGCGGAGACGACCAACAAATTTAGCAAACTTAAGTTCGTCTCTGGTAATCTCGTTTGTTCTTCCGATTGTGAAAGACGATTCTTGCTCAAGTCTTGAGAGAGGAATATTCAAAGACTTGTAGAGTTTCTTCTGGAAATACTTGACATCCTCTAGTTCACCTAGATTCTGTCCACCAGGTAGAGTTGTGATCTCAGTACCACGACCACCTTCTCTACGAGGTAACCAGAAATCCTCAAGCATAGACATATGCTTACGGTCATCACGTACTTCACCAGTCGCTGAATCATATACTAACTTATTACGATAGCGATTCATCACTTCGCGGAGATATTGTTCCGCTTTCATTTTTGGTAGATTACCAACATCAATATAGAAAATACGGCGTTCAGGAGCACGTGACAATCTATATATGACGAGAGAATCTTCGATCATTCTGAGTTGATTGATCGCTTTAATTGCTTTGTGTAGGTATGATAGAACAGTATTTCTGTTATGATCCATCAAACCAGAGTTCACGGAACAGATTGCATCATTCGCAATCTTCAAACCCTTTGCTTGAGTTGTCTTATATCCGTGTGGGAAATACATGTAGTATTCAAGAACTTCACCGTAGTCAAACTTCTCTCCAGCTGGTCCCTTTTCAATATTAGCAAGAGCGTCCTTTTTCTTTACAACTTCTCTTACTTTCTTGATCTTAAGTGCGTCAATATATCTTAGTTCTTTGATTCCTTCCTGAGGATTTTCAAAGTCAATCATTTTATGGTAGTGCATTCTACCATCGATATACCAACGACGGAAAATATCATGACACTTTTTATCAAAATCCAATAACTTTAGAATGTGTCTAAATTCTTCTCTAATTTGTTTCTTAATTTTATCACCAACTTCCAGGTTAGACAGCTCAATATTTACAGGAGCAAAGTCTAGATCACTACTAATAGATTCATTAATAATATCATCAATAGCACTATCACACTCTGGGTGGAGTGCAATCTCTCTATACTTTTTAATTAACTCAAAGTCATTATTATTTTTAGGAATGCCATCAATATCTACATACTGACCAAAGTAGGCACCTGCAGCAACTGTGCTGGTGCCTTCATCATTATTTGGAGGAGCGGGTGAATAAAGTTTTTCTTTCTTCTTACGCTCCTCAATTGAGAACCCAAATAACTGAGTCATAGTATAAAGTCTAATCTTTCTCTATTATTTATCAAGCACCAGTATCAAGGCTTGGTTTAGAGACTTCATAGTAGTTATACTGGAATTCTACGGTGAATTCTTCAATCTGATCATTCGACTCATAAGAGAGATCGATTGCAGATAGTGAAGAAGGCCATGCATCGTAGAACTTATATGCACGGATGACTTCCATGCCATCGCGACCCTGAGCGTTCATTGACTGTGGGGTCTTATTTGGTTTCTGCTGGTCTCTACCTAGTTGGAAGACCTCAAGGTCTACACAATAACCAGGATTGTCATCACCGAAACCGAGTTGTGATACGTTTTCGGTCAATGCATTGATACCTCTGGACCAGGTTTCAAACGCCTTACGGATACCGAACTGACCGTCATTGACAACAGTTACGGACCATGGTTCAAAGGTTCTGTCTCCAGCAACCTTGAGCATTCTACCTCTGAAAGGAACATCAATTGTTCCGATCGTTGATGCAGGTAGTTGAGCAGTCTTTACAAGAAATTCTGCTCTCTCGGTGATGACGTTTGAAGAATCGACCGTCTCGATGTCGGCGATTGTATTGAGCGTTGTTGGGAAGTTGAGGCGGACCAAGAACAGATTAGGCCTTGCGCCACCATTAATGAGTTTTGTCTTAAACTCCGAAATACCTCTTGCCATTTTTCTTTATCTCCTAGTGTAATTTAGCGAAAGGGGAACGAATTAGTTTGTAAGTTCGTTGAACGAAACACCAGTTCTAGTGGCGACAAACGTGATAGTGATGTAGTTAATTGTGCGAGCTGGTTTGATGAAGATTTCAGCAACTAACTCATTTCTATCAATAACATCTGCAGTGTTGTTTGAAGTATCACAAACAACTAGGAAATCATAGATACCTCTTCTACCTTGAACACCTCTTAGATAAGGTTCGATAGCAGCTCTGAATCCAGATCTTGTGAGTTCATCGTTGATCTCAAAGAGTTGATACTTGGAGAAGTTCGCAATGTTCTTCTCAAGTTCAATAAAGAGACGACGAACGTTGATTCTGTCGAATGCGGAAGGAGATGCGAGACCAGTCTTGTCTCCGAAGAGAACAATACCTTGACCAGGGAATGCAACGATTGGGTTGATTCTGTCAGTGTAGAGTCTATCTCTTTCTGCCTGTTTTGGACTGTAAGCAAGTTTCGTTGCGTTACGGACTTGTCCTCTGTTGTATCCAGCAGGTGAGAACCAAGTTTCAGAGTTGTTGGTAGTAGCAATACACAAACCAGCAGTGTCTGCAGCACAAGGTACATAACGATAAACATCATTGTACTTATCGTAGATGTACTTGTAACCAGAGTCAAACATCGCGTAGGATGTACTTGGTAGTGTTCTGAAGAACGCGATGATGTCATCGGTCTTCTTGGTTGATGTGTTGGAGTTAACAACATCAGATCTCTCTGGTGAAGCAACAACTACACAATCTCTTCTCTTCTCTGCAATCGCAATGAGTCTGGAAACAATAGAAGTTGAAATGTGACCAGGAACTAGGAAATCAATGTCTCCGAATAGTTCTGGATCTTCAACTAGATCGTAACCAGCAACTAGACCTGCTCTTACTGATGCAGTTGCAGTAGCATTTGCATAACTGTAGTCATCACCATCAGCGAGGGCGAGAGTACCAACTGATCCATCAGTTGTTCCAGTAGAAGCAAACTTGAACAACTCGAATGTAGCACTTTGTACAGCAGCACCGAGTTCACTTGCAGTACCAGTTTGACCAGCTAATCCCATCTGTTCACCGGCGGTGATAAAGAGACTATCACCAGGATAGATATATTCCGATTGATCTGTAACTACGGTCTTGTAGTAAATGCTAGAACCTTCTGCACTCTTAGCATCAGATGCTTTAGAAACAAAAGTCATTGATTCTAGAACACTACCAGGAGTACCAGAAACAGTACCGTTAACGTCTAGAACAACAATGTGGAATTCATCGTACTTACCACCTTTAGCAGCTGCACCAGCAGATGTTCCTGGTTGTGGTGCGATAGAAGACCACTTTCTATTTGTTGCATACTCTAGACCACCGTATACATCATTACTATCTAGAGCGGTTACAGTTGCGATGGTTACATCACCAGCAGTCTTAAGGACTTCGTTACCAGTTAGTCTCTTGGTTGAATCCCAAAGAGTAACTTCCAATTGGTTTGCACCGATCGTTTTGTAAACGTTTCCTTTGTATGTGTTACCACCAGTAGTCCACTGAAGATAAGATCCTGCAGCGGGTAGTGGAGAACCAACAGTATTAACATCAAATGTTAACGCTGCACCACCACCTCCTCCGAGTTGAGCGTCAGCAACGGTGATAGTATCGTTTTCTGCATATCCAAGACCACCACCAGTAACAGTAACTGTAGCAGCACCACTACCATTAACTGCAATTGTGAAAGTAGCACCAGTTCCAGCACCAGCTGCAGTGTAATCAGAAGCACCGATAGTGTATGAACCTTCTGATCTGTTTGAGTCAGCAGCACCAACTGAATCTACAGTTAGAAGTTGACCAGCAGCAGGTGTTACTGTGACTCTTTGGTCAGCGCCGTGGTCAACAACTACAACCTTAACAGCGTTATTGAATGATCCTGCGGTTCTTGCTGCCCAAGTATAATCCTTGGATACAGTAGAATCGAAATCGTCTTTGTTTTTAATTACTAGACTTGTGGAAGAAGTTCCATCTAATTTGATGTTAGCGTTGTTAAGACCAAGATCTGTAGCGCCAGTTGGTCTGATAACTGCAACGACTGCACCATACTGAATTAGGGTTGCAGCTGCAAACCATGACTCGTAGTTATTATTATTTGGTCTACCAAAAATTTCTACAAGTTCTCTTTCACTAGCAACGTAAGTTACCTGATCCGTAGGACCACGTTCTGCGTCGATAGCAACAACACCAATACTTTGATCACCTACCTGAACGGTAGCTGTAAAATCCACTTCTTTAACAAGTACTCCAGGTGAAGCTAATGTCATTTTCTATACCTCTATGAGATTTTTTTCTCAAAACTATTTATTTATATTGACTTTTTGGTGGGGAAACGATGCATGAACATCTACCAATCAGGATATGTCCAAGAGCCATTATCTGACTTTCTATTCTTTGATATCCTTTTTTTAGTGCATTCTTTGCACTCATATGAATATGATGATGGTATATGTCCCCTGTCTTTTCTTATTAAATAAAAACCATCAATAAGATCTTTCACTACACCACAGGTTCTACATCGTCTCTCTTGAAATAAGAGATGTTCTAGTGAAATCTCTTCATCTAAGTCCATCACTTGTACTCCCACATATAAGACATCTCCCCATATTCATCTGTAGCTTTAGTCCAAGTATCTCCCATATTATCTACAAATGTGTCTTCATCAGTTCCGTCTAAAATAAATCCGAATGGTGCCATATCTT